CCCAAGCTATTGATTGATCTAACCTTCGTGTAATAGGTCGTACCAGCAATGACAGGCGATATTGTAAAGCGAGTGTCATCTGTGACTACAGATTGAAAGTTAGTGTTATCTGTTGACCACTGAACATCGTATTGGCTAACAAATGAATCGGTGCTTGCAGTCCATGACACCTCAACAGAGGTCACGATTGTTCCATCTAGGGCAACGCTTGTTGCTGCGGATGTTTGCAGATTTGTTGGGGCTATGACACTAAATGGGTTAGGCAAATTTGGTGCTGGATAAACAATTTCTTCAGCAGAGGTATCGTAAGTATAAATTGAACTGTCGTACTCCAAAACATTAACAGTACACGTTCCGTTGTAATTTAAAGTTATCTCTTCAATCTGAAATGGCTTTACACTCCAAGCTGGAGTAGGATGTGTAACAGTAACAATATCCCCAACGCTTAATTGTATTGACTCACTGGTTGCAGTAAAAGAAGCCCTCAAAGCACTACGCGACCTTCTGAGCATAACCCTAGCTAAGTCACGGGCAACATAAAAATTTGTAACCGTTTCCAAATCTATATTTTCAATAAGAGAAGTCCCGCCATCTTCAGCAAGGAAAGTTGTTTCTTCGCTAGACCCAGCGTCAGGCCACACTGCTTGATCTGGCTGATAATCAAGTTCAGCGTTAGGGAACTTCACAATCATCCTGTTAAATTTGTCTTTCTTTTCCTCACCCTTGATTGAAATGCCGCCAACTATTGTCTCGGTATCAAAGGCATAAACGACTGAACCTGACTTATCTATCTTTAGCCCATAAGTTCCCTGCGTGTAGGGAAGGAATCCACGACAGCCTTGAAGCAGTGTTTTAATGTTTGAAAATAAGGTTTCATCAGTTTGCAAAACCGCATGAGATTGAAATAACTTCTGCCCAGTAGCACCGCCTGAATAAAATGTTACTGATTCATCGCAATCCGTAGCCGCTGTTGAAAATGCGGTATCGTCAATGGCAGACGCAGCAAGACCTTTACCGTATCTGCTATTAGTTAGATAATCACGAATACATAAAGCAGGATTATCGCTATATGCGGCAGCATCACTAGGGCTTCTAGGGTCATATAATTTCTTGCCTCTAACTAATGCGGTAATATCAGGAATGCCGCCAAAAGCGTCTTGATCCCATTTCAATCTAATGGCTATATAGGCAACTCCGCTTAATTTGTGCGCTGTAGTCCATCCAGCATTAGCTTGCGTTAATAAACTGTCGTACCCTTGATTGTCTGCGCCAAGATGCACATTGAAGCTGTAAAGCCCTGAGTATTGGCTATCAGTAATAGGCTTGTCGTCAATAAATATATCAGTGATAGCATCAACTTCACCCTCACATAACACCAAAGCAATGTATAAAAATTCGTTTGGGTCACCACCAGAAGCATCCCTAGTGCTTACGAAAACTCGCACACCCCCTACGCGTCTTGTGCCATAAATAACAGGAAGAGGCTCAATGTTAGATTCCTTATTAACAAGGACGCCAGCCATTGCATCAGCTTGCTTTTTAGCTTGCTTTTTGGCTTTTTGAATGCTGGAATAAGTAACTCCAGCAGATACTACAAATAATGCTGCAATAGCCCAAAATGCCATTTATTCTTTCCCCCACTTTAAATCTTTAATTGTTTTTGCGGCAAACTCAAAACCTTCGTCATTTGGAAAGTGCAATATTTGAGAGTTGTGGTTTGTTTTTCTGCCATTTAACTTTTCAAAGTCAGCCCAATGTGAGGCTGTAGTGACGCTAATCTCACTAGAGGTTTCGCTATCTTCTATAGAAAAGCCAGTGATAAAGCCATCAAAGACCAGTATAGGTGCGCCCACAATAGAATCGCTGTTATCAAGCACTGCTCTGTATAACTGAACAGGAACATCCACATAGTTTTGAGTAAGGAAAATACTGACATAGCTTTGCTCAACAGCACTTAGGGTAATGTCTATGCCATTAACGGCTAGTTCTGCGGATTCAGATGAAGAGCTGAACTGTAGAAAATTGCCACTACTAGACCAAGTGCTAGATAATGCAGATATATTCCTATCCCAATCTGTAATTCTAATAGCAGTTGAGAACCCAAAATAAACTAAAGTCGCAAAGTTGAACGAGTCATTCTGTAAAGCCGCTACTGTAGTAGGGTTGATTACTCTGGTCATTAGATTGCCTCAATAAAATCAACTTCATACTTTACCAGAGAAGCAAGTCCTAAAGAATATTCTTGAACGTCATTGTTAAGACGTACAGTAAACGGTACGTTATCGTAAGTAATCGCAGTGTCGTTTGCGGTTGCTTCACGCAGCGCAGGCTGAATAGTCAAAGTGCCAGAGCCTGTTAAATCAGAAACGACCATATAGACTTTGTTATGATTAGCAAACTTTATAACATCGCCTGCCTTTATAGTACCAGACAATCCATCTATCACAATAGACGTTTCGCCTATGCTATCTGCGCCAACGGTCTGCACAGTTCCTGTAGCGTTGCCTGACTTTGAACTGATCTCAGGCAATACAATTTGAAAGGTTTCAGCCATACCATTCTGAGCCATCACGAAAGCATTAACTGGCGCAAACTCTGTAGCGGTGAGAGGCGGGTAAGTAGCTTTAAACTCAAATCTTTGACCTCCAATATTCCTGACCTGAGTCCTCCCCGAAAGGCTTTCACTCATGAGGTTGTAAGATTTAGATATAAATCCTACAGAGTTAAATACGGGGGTGCTGGGATATGTTCCACTCATACTATACTCGACGCTCCTTTATTATTCATAGCCTGATTAATTATACCAATGATCTGGCCTCTGCGAGATTGCAACAGTTGGTCAAATCCTCTAGTGTCATTAGCTTGAATAACTATATTAACAGAAGGCGACATTCCTTGCCCTTTAGTGTGGTCAACAACAGTCTCGTTAGGGTGAAGAATTGCAGGAAATCCACCTTTGCCATCAACGCCTCCTGACCTTGCCCCATCCCCAGTAAAACCACCGCCCTCAAATGATTGTGATCTAATCTGTGCAACTTGAGCAAGACCCGCAGTTACAACACCCGCAGCCATCAGAAAGTTAAGAGGGGGCGGGTATGCTGCTAGTGCTTTTGATGCTCCAGCATAAGTATTCATTATTGCTTGCCCAATCTGAAAGGCTTTATTTACAGCGAATAGTTTTTTACTGTGTGATGCAGATGCGGCAAACTGTTTTCCAAGTTCCCCGACTACCTGTTGAGTTTTTTCTGTTTCTGTTAAAGCGTTGAATTTAGCTAAGTCTATTGCGGCTTTTCTTCTAACTTTTTCTTGGAATGTTTCTTTCTTAGCAACCTTATCACCTTCAGCGGCTAATATTGCTGCTGGTGAGTTTGCAGCAACGACTGCTGCTGTTTCACGACTGGCTATTTTAATTTCTTCGTATGCCGCAAGAATACCTTCCGCTGGATTCATTTCTTGCATTAACTGTATTTCGTTCTTTAACTCTTGTACGCCAGCACTGGCTTCATTAAAAAATGCAGTAATTCCATCACCGATTATTGGCTTGCCTAACTTGTCAGCGATAGCATCGTAAAGACCTATGAAGGGGCGAATCGAATCGACTAACTCTTTACCAATAAAGACAGCAAGCTGATAAAAAACCAACTTGGTTTGCTTGGCAAAGATAGACATTGAGTGTAAAGCACCCTGCACTTTAGCAAATGCAGTAACTAAAGCATCAGCTACGCGCTGTCCAACATTTCCAAACTCAGCACTGTCTACAGCAGATTGCCTAAACAGGTTTGCCACCATCTCAATAATAGGAGCAAAAGCTACAGCAAGTTGATTACCCAGACCAGTAAATACGCTTTTAGCCCTAAGAATAGAATCATTAGCAGCTTCAATCTGAGCTGTGTCGGTTCTGCTCATTGCTAGGCCAAGAATATTGGCTTCTTCTGCCATCTTAGCTAACCCTTCAGAGCCACCCGCTAACGTATTAACAAGAGCGACACCTTCAGAGTCAAACAGTTTCATTGCTAAACGAACTTTGTCAGACTGGTTTTTAACTTTAGCCATAGAATCAGCGATAACACTCATCTGCTGATCTAAAGGTAATTGCTCCAGTTCTGCCGCGTTGATACCCAGCTCATGTAATGCACCTACAGCCTCGCCTGTGCCGTTAGCAGCTTCACTAACTCTACGGGTAAGCCTTTGCATAGCCATATCCATAGTGCCAGCAGAAACGCCTGTAAGCTCTGCTGCATGACGCAAGCCAGCCAGCGCCTCAGTTGTTACGCCTATCTTATCTGCTGTCTTTGCTAATTGATCTCCAGATTTTAAAGAAGAAATGGTAAGGGCAGTCATCGCAGCAGCAGCCGCAGTAAATGCCACCACCACAGCTTTGATTGCAGCTTTAGCTACAGTGGCAAATGCGCCTACAACTTTAGTAAGGTTGGGGAATCGCTTTTTAACTTTATCTGCGGCTTGGCCTATCTTTGCAAAACCATTGCGAATGCCTGCAAATGCTGCCTCTGTCTTATCAAAAGCCTTAATTACAATATTTACATTTTCAGCCATTAGATTCGCTCTGTATTTTGAAATAGGCCATCCATTCGTGAAAATGGTTGAGGGGCATATATTCTGCTTGTTCTATTGTAATGTGTAGGCGGTCAGCCAAGGAAAGCAGGTTCATCCTTGACTGATCGCTTTTTAGTTTCCCTCAAGTGCCTCGACCGTCTCTATATCAGCAAACATCTGGTTAGCAATCTCAGAGATAACATTTGTTTCTTCACCCATCAGGTCAAGTCGATCTTCAGAAGAATTAAACAGCTTACTGCCGCCTTCGTCTTCTGCCTTCATACAGATCAAATCTACCATTGCACCGATAGTGGTGTTTTGAAGAAAGTTGGGGTGCTTCTTCTGTAACTGATCTAAGTCATAGCAAGTAATACTCCTGCAATACAACTTAAACGCCCCAGATTCGTCACCCCATTCAGGCACTAAAACTTCTCTAGCGTTAACCTTTCTTCTGCTTCTTAACTCTTTCGCTAAACCCATAACTATTCTCCTAGTTGTTTAGATTATACCTGCGCTTCGGTTACATCTCCGCTGCACTGTATGCTAAAGCTGGCCTCAACCATTCCGTCAAAAGAACCAGTAATTGAGCGTGAAGTTACAATGCCAGTACCAGAGTAGAAAGTCTCTCCGCTACCAGTGCCTGTTGGATAGACTTCAAAGTCCAAACTTGCACGTTCATCTATAACTAACTGCTGGGCATCTGCTTCATCCCAATAGCATTCGATAGATACTGTGTTAGTCTTCAGACCTGCTTTATAAGAACGCGAGACATCACCCATTACTGAATCTTCGATAGTATCGGCTGATCCATCAAACGTGAATGACCGTACCTCTCCCACAACGGCTACAGTCGTACCCGATACTTGTAACTTTACTACACCTGATGCGCCTGTTTTAGTCGCCATGATTAATTACCTTTTAATTTAAGTTTAAGTTGTGCCGCGAGTGTATTGGTACAACACGCGAACTGTAATAATAACCCCACCAATGGGATCAATAGAACCTTCATCAATCTCAATATTAGTTATCTGCGTATTAAGGGCATACCCCCCGCGTAGACGATCAACATCAAGAGCCTCTTCAACTGCTTCGATTATGTTATTTCGGGCTGAGTCAATGACTGTGCCTTTAACGTAGCAAATGAGTTCATAATTGATAGTAGCCATGCGCTGACTAATTGACCCGCCCAGTGTACTATCTTCCCTGTCTTCTCCAGCACTGCGAACTAATATAGCTGGAAACTGTGCGCTTGATAATTTAGTAAAATCAAACGGCTCACGGGTAACGTACTTAATACCTACGGGCGATGTCACCACCTGTAGAGTAGCCACCAAATTGTTAGCAATGTTTTCTCTTATACTCATTTTAATGCCTTAAAGAATACTTCGCCTAGCTTTTCTTGTTCTTTTTTATTAAAGCCAAAGAAAGGGCGTTTGATGTTATTCATCGCGGCCTTTTTAGATTCAGTAGCCCTACTAAAGAATATCTCAGCTTGTTTGCTTGTCGTTCTTGAGGTCATGGAACCTAACATCTGACCTGTAAACTGCAAATCAGGCTTTGCGCTTCTGCCTCGACTTTGCCTAAAAGCAGCATATATTGGTGTATAAGCTTTAAACTTTCCTTTAAAACCAACACCTTTACTCGTTCTAGCCTCAATGATATTGATGCCAGCCTGAGCAGTGATCGATAGTGCTTTCTTGATGCTTGCTGAAAGCTCCTCACCTTTCTTTCCTACACGCCTTCTAATATCTTGAAGGTTGGTATTAATTTGTACTTCCATTATCTATTTAGCCACTGGCCGACAGGCTGCTTTTCGTCATACTTTACAGTGCCATCGCCATCTTCATCATAATCAACGCCATCACTTAATACGGCTTCAAGTTCTTCGTTATAACGAGCCTTGTAGAAGTCGATCATATTACCGAATCTATCACCGTCTACCCAGTTAGTAAGCTGCGGCAAAGCATAACGCCACAACACTAGGTAAGCTGATAATGTAACAAACTGACTGCTGGTTAGTTTAGTGGTATCCATCTCCCCAGCAATATTCTTTCGCGGCCACCACTTAATGCGTAACTCACGTTGAATATCTGCTTGAGCTTTAGGATGCTCCAACACAAAAGACTCGATTCCAAGATCGAGAATATCAGGAATCAATTTTAATAAATCTGCATCACTTGAATATGCCATTGTTACCTCAATAGAAATGCCCCCCCGAAGGAGGGCAAGTCGTTAGTCCTACAGTACTGCGTCAGACAGAAG